GTTACAAACACTGATATAAGCATTAATACTTCAATCATTTTCTTTTCTTTCTCTGTATGTTCTTACTTGTTAGTGCATTAAACACAACCTCTCTAAACTTAACATCATGTGGATGTCTTACTTTAGATGGTAGGGGTGTTACCTGCATATCAGCGAATAGGTCTAATTGTAGTACCTTTTCATGTATCTTTGTGTGCATGGAGTTACTCCTTTCTTTATTGTTATTTGTTTATAGTCAAGATCGGTAATCATTACGTCTACCAACCCCTTTAGTTAAATGTTTTATTGAGAGAATCAAAGCATCTCCGCAGGCAGCGATGCGTAACGAGGCATAGTCCCCGTGCCATAACCATATACATATACTTATGCAATGCTGAGAGTAGCAGAGCGAGATGTCTTTGTTTCTCGTTCCCTGAAGGAACCCATGAACAACATAGTAAGATAAACATACAAGCAACGAGCAACAGCGAGTTGAACAAAGAGAGAGTTAATCATTAGCAACTAAGATGACATGAGCAACAGCGAATGGCGGGTTTGACAAGTACCTCACCGATATTCAGGATTGGTCTGTCATTCTTATATAGGGGGGTCATGTACAGTTCCCACTAGACATTAAAGGGGGGGTTTTATATAATGTTATTTATTAATTAAGGAGAACAAAGCATGTACGCATCATTAGCAAGATTCGGTTATGGTATCGCCAAATCATTGAAACCAGATAATATTAAGAAACTACTATCTCCAGCATTAGAGAAGGTCGCTAAACCTGCCGTTATGGGCAAGAAGATGAGCAAGGGTAAGGCAACATTCAATAAGGGTATACGAGGGGCAGCGAACAAGGGTTACAAGGGCTATACGAAGGCTTATGACACAACACTAGGAACTTCTACTAGACGTAAAGTTACATCTGGTGTAATAGGTGGATATGGGCTTAGTTCATTCCTTGATGAGGATGACAATAACTACTAGTGGCTAGAAAAGCCAAAGGATTTGGTGTAGATATTTATCTAAGCCGAAAACGAATAAGACGACCAGGACGACATAGTAAAAAAGACATAAACACTTACAGAGGACAAGGAAGATGATAATGAAGTTTACAAAATCCGTAGGAGCATTAGCTCAAAAATACGGTAAGTTTCCGAGAGCAGCTGATTTTAAATCAGGCTTTGAGAAAGTTAAAGCAGTGTCCGTAAAAGCCAAGGGTAAAACAATGGGATACGGATCTAAAGCAAAAGCGTATGTTAAAAAAAATCCATATAAAACTGCAGGTGCAGTTCTTGGAACTGGAATAGTAGGTACCGTTGCTGTGAAAGATTTTCAATCCATATATAAAGATATGGAAAAAAATCTATCCGAAAGTTTTCTAAAACTACCTAAATCAGATCCTAGATATAAGGCTGTAAAAAAAGCAGGGTATTAATGATTGCTAAGTTAACTAAGTTAGCTTTAAGAAAAAAAAGACTATCCTTTCTTAAACAGAAAGATAGTCCGCTAGTAGCAAGTACTAGATATTGGAATAAAGCATCCCCTAAAAAGAAAGCTTTAATAGTTGCCGCTTCTGTAGGCCCTAAAGTAGCTCTTGTAGGTGGAGCTTATTTCTTAGCAAGGAAAGATGAAGAAGTATAATAATGGCAAAAGATAAAATAGAAAGTCTAGCTGACACTATTATTAACTTGACTCCCCAAGAAGCTCAAAAACTACAGGTAGTGATTAAAGCAAAGATGATGCCGGAGATTGAAAAACAAAAAGCCTTACTAGAACAACAAGGTAATAACCCACAAGTACAACAAATGGGGCAACCTCAACAACAAGGTATGGCTCCACCTAATGCACGTGATGTTGCAGTTAACGGATTACTAAGGTAATAAGAGATATGAACAAAACAAACCTAGAAGATTTATTTGACCAACTAAGAGAGCTTCACGCTGAAGAAGAAGAACTACTAGCTGAGATTGAAGCTATTGTAACTGAGGAAGATGACTCCTCAACTTATGGTGATGATGAAGACTAAAAAAACTCACACCATGCCTAATGGAAAAGTAATGAAGGGTGCTTCACATCCTAAGAAATCTATCAACTCAAAAACAAGAAAAAAAAGGAATAAATATTAATGGCAAAAAAATTTTATCCTCCTGTAACTACTGCCCAAGTACCTGCTATTAAAACAAAGGCTCCTAAGATTGGAGTTAAGTTTAAAGCTAAATCTGGTGGTATGGGAAAAAAAATATTAGGTGCTGGTAAAAAAATTTTTAAACGTACCGCTATTGGTTTAGGAGTACTAGCAGCAGCGGGACTTGTTGCAGATAGTATGGGAGCAAGATCTAGACGTTATGAGAAAGCACCAAAATTTGGCGAAGACAGAGATTTAACTAATAAACAAATTGGTCAGGTGACTGATTATTATTTTGATGACTAAAGAAAACCAAAATCATGGGGGAGCAAGACCTGGATCTGGAAGAAAGAAAGGTTTCAAGCGAGAGAAACTATGGAAGTCCGAACAAGAGATGGCGAAGAAGTATCAAACTTCACCGCTAGATTATATGTTAGCTGTCCTAAACAATCCTATCTCATCACCTGAAAGAAAAATGTATGCAGCAGAACGAGCAGCCCCTTACGTCCACGCAAGAGTTGCAACCACAACCAAACTTGCCACAGACAGACCACTCGAAATCAAAGTCAAGTGGGAAGACTAAAGTACACGAAATAAGAATCCCTTATAAGCCTCGACCACTTCAACGTGAGGTTCATAAGAGTTTAAAAAGATTCAATGTACTTGTATGTCATAGACGATTCGGTAAATCCGTATTAGCTATTAATGAATTAATCTTACACGCAGTTAACAATCCAAATCATAAACTAGCTTACATAGCTCCGACTTATCGTCAGGGTAAAGCTATTGCATGGGATTACTTAAAGCAATATACAAAACCACTAATGTATTTTGGGGGAGATAAAAACGAAACAGAACTTCGTATCGATTTATGGAATGGTTCTAAAATCCAAATATATGGGGCAGATAATAATGACTCATTAAGGGGATTAGGGTTTCATGGGGTTATTATGGATGAGTATGCTATTATGGCTCCACGTACTTGGACTGAAATTGTTAGACCTGCTATCTCAGATACATTGGGATGGGTTATATTTATTGGTACTCCTATGGGACATAATCAGTTTTGGGAAGTATATGATTACGCTTTACGAGGGCATAAAGATTGGTTTGGTAAGATGTATAGAGCTTCTGAAACTGGTGTGATACCAGATGATGAATTAGAACAAGCTGCTTCTATTATGACAGAGGAACAGTACAACCAAGAATTTGAATGTTCTTTTACTGCTGCTGTGTCTGGATCTTATTATGGTAAACTAATGACAAAAGCAGATAATGAGAATAGAATAGGCCCTGTACCTTTAGATTCTAATGTTGGAGTTGAAACATGGTGGGATTTGGGTATAGGAGATTCAACAGCTATTTGGTTTGCACAAAGAGTTGGTGAAGAAGTACACCTAATTGACTATTATGAAAATTCAGGTGAGAGCTTAATGCATTACGCAGATGTGTTAGAGGATAAAGGTTATACTTATTCTAGACATATAGCTCCACACGATATTCAAGCTAGAGAATTAGGCACTGGGAAATCTAGATTAGAAGTATCTCAAGAATTAGGAATAATGTTTGAGGTGGCTCCTAGACTAGAAGTAGATCATGGTATTGAATCAGTAAGAAATGCTTTGCCTTACTGCTGGTTTGATAGAGAGAAATGTAAACTAGGTATTGATGCGTTGCGTCAGTATCGTAAACAATGGGATGAAAAAAATCAGGTGTTTAAAAGTAAACCTTTACATGACTGGTGTTCTCATAGTGCTGATGCATTTAGATATGGATGTGTACACGATCCAATAGATGTAAGTGATTGGACTTCTCCAATAAATATTGATACAAAATATATAGTATGAAAATTAATGAACGAGAAATAGTATCTATCTTAGATAGAGAATTAAGAGCATCATCAGGTTATATTGGTGGTGAAATAGTTTCACGAAGAAAAAGATCCTTAGAATATTATCTTGGTAAACCTTTTGGCAATGAGCAAGAAGGTAGATCTCAAGTAGTTAGTACAGACGTTTCTGATACTGTAGAATCTTTAATGCCTTCCTTAATGAGAATCTTTACAGCTGGAGATAGAGTATTTGAATGCGATCCAGTTGGATCTGAAGATGAAGAAGTAGCTAAACAAGCAACTGATTATTTAAACTATATTTTTTATAAAGAGAACAACGGATTCTTAGCATTATATGCTGCGTTTAAAGATGCGTTAATACAAAAGAATGGTGTACTAAAAGTTTACTGGGATGACTCAGAAAAAACTACAAGAGAAGAATACAGAAAATTAACTGAAGATGAATTTAATTTATTAATTAATGATGATGAAGTTAAAGTATCTCAACATACAGAATACTTAGAAGATTTAAAAGATGAGCAAGGAAATGTTATTGATGAAATTACTTATCACGATTGTGTAATACATAAAACTGTTTCTTATGGAAAAGTAAGAATTGATCCTGTACCACCTGAAGAATTTTTAATTGAACGTAGAGCCAAGTCAATCGAAGATGCTAATTTTGTAGCTCATCGAACTAATATGACTAGAACAGAATTAATTGAAATGGGTTACGATCCAGAAATAGTTAATAGTCTTCCTGTTGGAAATACTAGTTATTACTTAGAAGATAGAAACACTAGATTTGAAGACACAGATTTTTCTTCACCTCAAGATAGAGGAGACAAAACAACAGATAATATTTTAATCCATGAATGCTATGCAAAGATAGATGTTGATGGTGATGGTAAAGCAGAACTTGTTAAAGTTTGTTTAGCAGGAGATTCTAATTATAAGGTATTAGGTATTGAAGAAATTGATACTATGCCTTTCATTTCTATTACCCCTATTATTATGCCACACAGATTTTATGGAAGATCTGTTTCTGAATTAGTAGAAGATATACAATTAATTAAATCTACTGTTATGCGTCAAATGTTAGACAATATGTATCTAACTAATAATAACAGAATAGCTGTT